TCGAGTTTCAAGTGATGATAAAGGTATATGTGAAGTAAAGACAAACAATGTTACAGTTGAAGATGATTTTGAAATTGTTAAAGCTGAAGTTGATTTGTTTACTTTGTCAAAGCGATTTAATCATAAACTCAAGAAGGATCTGTTTGGAAGATTAGAAACATTAGATGTTACATTTAAGAAGTTTAAAGAATATAACTTTCAATTTGCATTAGATAAGAAAGAATTTGAAGTTGGACAAGAGGCAGTTTTCTTTGTTCAATCTGATGTGTCTGGATATTTAACTATTCATTCACAAAGAACTATAAACGATACACCATCAAAGGTGTTTCCTAATACATATTTAAAAGATAATTACATTCAAAAGAATAAGATTTATAATATTGGCGGTGCTGGTTATCCATTTCATTTTAGAATAACAGGTCCCCCAAGTTTAGAAGTAGTTACAGCTGTTTTATATAAAGATGAAGATTTAACTAAAATGTTAAGTCAAAAGACTTATGAGTATTCAGTTGTAATGCCTTATGTAGCAAAGAAACAAACTCATGGTTTGAAGAAAGGGAGGTGATAATTGTGCTTGAAATTGTTTTGATTGGTGCTGGTGTATATTTATTTCTTGGATATGTAGTTGGCCCATTGATCGGAGGTTAATATGTTTCCTATTTTCGGTTTGACAAATAAAGATGGACAACCAATGTTGATTGGTATATCTGGTAAAGCACAAAGTGGTAAAGACACACTTGGTAAATACTTGTGTGATGAATACCGTTGTCTGCATTACTATTTTGCCAAACCTCTGAAAGAGGGTGCAAAGGTCATGTTTAATTTAACTGATGGTCAAATTGCAAACAAAGAAGTTCCAATAGAGCCTTGGGGAATTTCTCCAAGAAAAATATATCAGTTACTTGGTACGGAAGTTGGCAGAGGTATTGATGTCAATATCTGGGTTAAGAATGCTGAGATGTTTGTTAAAAGTGTTGCAGGTCGTACAGTTGTGATTACTGATGTACGATTTGACAATGAAGCTCTTTGGATACATAATAGAGGTGGTGTTGTTATAAATATAGAAAGAGATCAAAAAGATATTTATGAGAACAGACATTCAAGTGAGGGTGGCTTATCACCAGACAGTATTGATTTAACCATTTATAATAATGGTACAATAGAAGATATGTGTAATGAAGTTACATATATGATTCAGAAAGGAATTGCTGTATAATCTTATTGTGAAAGTTTTTTTGGACACGGGTGCAATTCCCGTCGCCTCCACCAATTTTTATAAGACGAGGATAAAGGGCAGTCATTAAGGGGGGTGAACTAGTTTCGACAGGAGAATGGAAACTATAAGACAGCACGGAGAAGAATGATGGCTTCGTTAACAATCATTCAAACTATAAACGCTAACGATTACGACTTAGCGCTTGCTGCTTAATTATTAGTAGCGGAGTCCGAGGGTACTTGTCAACAGAAACCCTCACCTTTTTCCTTGTATTCTAATTCTCGTTATGTTATAATGAGATGTTGTTATGATGAATGAGTGATGGTTATCGGGTTCAATGCCCGACCGTTCATCATGTTTTTGTAAATCCTTTTAAGGAGATGTGTATGGGTATGACAGCAAAACACGGCCAGCCTCGAACTGGTCGAAAGTATGCTCGCAAGATGACTCGAGCTGAATGCGAGCTAACAGATTTGCCACGATGGGTTCAGATTTATACGAGCCCTGCTACTGGACAAGTTGCGTTTAAGAACGCAGATATTGTTGGTGGCGCAAAGACTGTTAACTCTATCCGAAAGAAACTGAATAAGTTTTGGGGATAGTACCGGGTGGTGTGGGGCTTCGGCCCCCACCTTTTTTTCGTATAAATATATGAAATGGACTAAAGAACAATTAATAGAAGGATCACTATCATTAGTTAGAATGAGATCACGACTAGCTATGATAGAAAAGAAAGTTAAAGACAAAGGTATACGAATGACTTATAGTGAGAGAATGGATTTTAGAAAGAAATATTCTCCATTAAAGAAAAAGATAGATGATATGGATAACGAATTTTTATTAAATGTAGCTGGTAATGGTGTGGAAGGAGAACCAGATGATTCGGAACCTCCTCCGCAAAATAAAGAAAAGCAAATACTCAAAGATACTGTTTAGATTATATATAGTTTGGTGTATTGTTGCAGATGTAACATTACTTAGTGGAATTATTTGGGGACTTATTTATTTTTGGTGATGATATGAAGAAGTTTTTTTTGTTATGTTTAGTTTTGGTTGCTTGTAGTGCTTTTAAGAAGGTAAACTATGTACCACATCCTTTTGACTATCAAGATGAAGTTAAGTGTCTGGCTCAGAATATTTATTTTGAAGCTAGAGATCAAACGACTAAGGGCCAGATTGCTGTCGCACTTGTCACGATAAATCGTGTAGAAAGTAAACGATTTCCGAATAGCATATGTAAAGTTGTTTATCAAGCTAATCGGTATAAAAATGGTAAGATAAAAAAACATTTGTGTCAGTTTTCTTGGTATTGTGATGGACTATCTGATATACCAAGAGATCGAATAGCATGGAAAGTATCAAAGACTATTGCACGAGCTATGTTAAAACAACCAGGTGTTCATATTAAACACTTTGGTAAAACATGGGACATGAAAGATTTTCTTAATGGTGCAAAGTTTTATCATAGGATAGATGTTGATCCATATTGGAATAGCAAGATGATTAAGGTTATGCAGATTGGCGATCATATTTTTTGGAAGGATTATGTTAACGAATAGGGAGTCTATAGATGTCGAAAGAGAACAAAAAAGATACTGGTCAATCACCATCAGTCGAAGAATGTGGTATATTTCTTTTGATGGATGAGATATCCGATAGTACTTGTAAAGATGTTATTCAGTTTATTATTTCAAAGAATTTAGTTAAACCATATCCAAAGTACTTGCAGTTAATTATTAATTCTGGAGGTGGTGATTTACAAGCAGCTTTTGCACTTATAGATACTATGAAAGGGAGTGCAATTCCAGTTTATACAGTTGGTCTTGGTTGTGTCGCATCAGCAGCAGTATTGATATTCATAGCTGGTGTAAAGGGCAAGAGAGTCTTAACACCAAATACTTCTATACTCTCTCACCAATACTCTTGGGGGACTTATGGAAAAGAACATGAGTTGTTTAGTACAGTTAAAGAATATGAATTGACTACAAAACGTATGATTAATCATTATAAAAAGTGTACAGGACTTACTGAGAAAAAGATTCGTGAACATTTGTTGCCACCACAAGACATTTGGTTGAGTGCAACAGAAGCAAAGAAGCTTGGTTTATGTGATAGTATTAAAACAGTTTACTAGGAGAAGTTATGAAATTATTTGATTTTGGTATAATATTAGCAGCAGTTATGTTGCCTTGGTTGGTTTATAGTATATGGATTACACCATAGGAGAAAGGTATGAACATCACATTACCAGATACAGTTTTACGAAATGATGAGGTTATAAATATCAAGAAGAAAGATGAAGTGAAGCAACCAATAATTATATCTGATACAATACCAAAATTTGTACAAGATATAGATGGTAAGTGGATAAAGAATCCACTTTTTATACAAGATACAGATGGCATGTGGATAAAGAATCCAGATTGTCAGGTGGAGTGTAACAATTAATATGACTATAGATTTAAATTTGACGATTGAAGAACTTGTGAAAGAAAAAGAATTATCTTACATGGAAGCAGTTTTACATTATGCAGAAAAGTCTGAGATTGAACCAGAGGCTATGGCAAAGATGTTGAACCAATCCGTTAAAGATAAAATAGAAGTTGAGGCTCAAAACCTCAATATGTTGAAGAAAACAGCAAAGCTTCCGATATAAGAAAGGAGTGAATGGTCAATTTGGGAAAAGGGGTTGGGTAATAGATTTCATACTGAAATTTAGGAAGCAGATATATGATGATACAAAGTAATACAAATAATATAACGTAATAAGGAGTAATAAGTATGGCAAGTTTTAAAGAAATGAAAAAGAACCGCATGGCTAATTTGGAATCTCTTTCCAAACAAGTCGAGAAGCTCGCAGAAAAACCTTCATATGAAGATGAACGAATCTGGAAACTAGAACGAGATAAAACTGGTAATGGTTACGCAGTTATTCGTTTTCTCCCTGCCGCAAAAGATGAAGATGTACCTTGGGTTCGTATTTGGACACATGGTTTCAAAGGACCCGGTGGTTGGTATATCGAAAACTCTTTAACAACTCTTGGTAAGGATGATCCTGTTTCAAAAGCAAATACGGCTTTGTGGAACTCTGGTAT